ATAATATTCTTATGTGTGCTCAGAGAGGTAGAGCTGGACAAATAGTTGGAACTGGTTTTAGTGGCAAAAAATCTTATCTTGGGATTAGAATGACTGCTGCTGTAAAAAAATTAGGTTGCTCTAATTTAAGAACTTTAATAGAAGATGACAAATTACTAACTAATGATTACGATGTTATTAGTGAAATGACAACTTTTATTCAAAAAAATAACAGTTTCATGGCAGAGGAAGGTTGCAACGACGATTTAATGATGTGCCTTGTTATTTTTGCATGGTTAGTTGCTCAACCATATTTCAAGGAGATGACAAATGACGATGTCAGAAAAAGAATATATGAGGAGCAAGAAGATCAAATAGAAGCAGATATGGCACCGTTTGGTTTTATATCAACAGGTTTTGAAGATAATTCATCATTTACAGATCCTGATGGAGACACTTGGCATTTTGACGAATATGGAGACAGAAGTTATATGTGGGATTATACCTAAATGAATTTGGGTGATCAAGTAGATTTAGAGCATTTATTATTTTTGGAAAGAAAATGTAGATCATGTAATCAAATAAAAAGTTTACTGGACGATTTTTATCTTTCTTACAGAGATAGAGCATCTCTTCCTTCATCATATTCGTATGAATGTAAAGAATGTACAGTAAATAGAATAAAAAAATCCAGAAAAAAACAAAAAATAACAAATAGCGAAGAATATCCAGACTGGTAATTGTTCGTGGGTTATTTCCCCATCAGAAATACTCTTTTTAATAAATAATTTCAGAGTATTTCTGAAAAACGAGGAAAACAAGATGCCACTAAATTTAGCATCTCCTGGAGTTATTGTAAGAGAAGTTGACGTAACAGTTGGGAGAGTAGATCCAACTTCAAATTCAGTAGCTGCAATTGTGGCGCCTTTTGAAAAGGGCCCAGTTGAAAGTGCTGTTTTGATTCAAAACGAACAGGAGTTATTAGCAAATTTTGGACAACCAAGAAACGTAGCAAGTCATTATGAGACTTGGTTTACCGCATCATCATTTTTAGCATATGGTGGAAATTTACTAGTTCTGAGATCAGATGGTACTAGTTTATATAATGCAAATCAATCAGTTACTGGCGTTGCAACTAGTATAAAAATTAAAAGTTATGATGATTATGTAAACAAAGGATATAATGAAACTGCTATATCAAATGTAGTTGTTGCTGCTAGAAATCCCGGATCTTGGGGTAATGGTTTACAGGTAGCAATTATTGATGCTAGAGCAGACCAAATTCTAAGCGGAATTACTACAACTTCGGTTGTTAATTTTACTCCAACAGTTAACGATAGAAGTGGTATTATTGTTGGATCTGCTAGCACAATCGGAATTTCAACTGCAGCAGTTGTTCTTGGACAAGTAGTTAGATGTGAGGTTAATGGGGTAATTTCTTCTGGAACAACAGTTGCATCAATTGGAAATGGAGTAATTGGAATATCAACTTCTTCACTTCAAACTACAACGTTAACAGCACTTTTTGATTTTGGAACTGAAGCATCAGTAGGTTTAGGACTTACTGTTGGATATGGTGTAACTCAATCAATTAGTGGAGTTGTAAGTGCGGGAATTGGATCTACTACATCTTTGGACGGATTCATTAAAGGAATCATTACTGGAGTAGGTGCTAGCACTCTTGAGGTCAAAGTTTCCAGTTATGTGTCTGCTGCTGGAGTAGAAACTCAAGTAGATTATGAGCCACAGGGTGTTTATAGATTTAAAGATAATGGATCAGTAACCGTTCATTCACCAGGTTCAGCAACAGGTTCAGGAACAACTGCGTTTTCTTCATCATCAGATTGGTATGATGCCCAAACAATCACTTTAAATAATGGTACGATTGCTTGGAATACTATAGCACCAAGACCAGGAACATCAAGATTTGCTGCTTCTAGAGGAAGCAGATTTGATGAACTCCATGTTGCTGTAATTGATGGAACTGGTAATATAACTGGAAATGCAGGAACTGTTCTAGAAAAGCATGTTTCATTATCGAAGGCAAAGAATGCAATTTATTCTGCTGGTAGTTCTTCATATTGGAGTAAGTATATTGCAGAAGGTTCATCTTTAATTTTTGGTGGATCACAACCAACTGGTGTTGTAACTTGCGGATTCACAACTTCGTCAACCTTTGGATTAGGTGCAACCAAAGATTGGAATACAAATACTGAAAATAACACAACATTTAAATGTGTAGGTTCTGTAACCTACACATTAAGTGGAGGAAAAAATTATGATGCAACAACTAATTTAGATTCTGATGCATCTTTACAAGCATCATTATCAGATTTATCCAGCGGTTACGATTTACTAACAAATACTGAACAATATGATATTGATTTCATTTTAATGGGATCTGCTGCATATGATAAAGAAAGATGCCAAGCACTAGCATCCAAGATTATCTCTGTTGCAGAACAAAGACAAGATGCAATAGCATTTATTTCACCATACAGAAATTCCATGTTGAATTTGAGTGGAACATCATCGTTTGTACCTGTTAATTCCGCATCCATAACAACTAATGTTATTAGTTATTATGCTTCAATACCATCTTCTTCTTATGCAATTTTTGATAGTGGATATAAGTACATGTATGACAAGTTTTCACAAACATTTAGATATATTCCACTAAATGGTGATATTGCTGGTATTTGTGCAAGAAATGATACCACTAATGCCCCATGGGTTTCTCCAGCAGGAACTTCTAGAGGTGCTGTTCTTAATGCAGTTAAACTTGCATATAATCCTTCAAAAATTGAAAGAGATAAACTGTATTCTAATAGAGTAAACCCAATAATTTTCTCTCCTGGTTCTGGAATTATATTGTTTGGCGACAAAACAGGTTTGGCAAAAGCATCCGCATTTGATAGAATTAATGTTCGTAGATTATTCATCTATATTGAAACTGCAATTAAAGCAGCTGCCGATGATCAATTGTTTGAATTTAATGACGAAACAACTAGAACAAATTTTGTAAATATAGTTGATCCATTCTTAAGAGATATTCTTGCCAAGAGAGGAATTATAGACTATAGAGTTATTTGCGATGAAAGCAACAATACTGCTTCAATAATTGATAATAATGAATTTGTTGGTGATATTTATATCAAACCTTCGCGCTCAATCAACTTCGTTGGACTAACATTTGTAGCTACAAGAAGTGGTGTATCCTTTGAAGAAATCGTAGGTAATGTTTAATTTAATTACAGTCCAAAATTACTTATTAGAGGTACAAAAAAATGGCTTTAAAAACTCTTGATAATTTCAAAGCTCAACTATCTGGTGGTGGTGCAAGACCTAATCTATTTGAAGTCTCAATAGCTTATCCAACCACTTTACAAACTACAGGTACATTTACTCAAACTATTACCAAACCTACTGGTGCAACATCTTCTGAAGATTTATTAATCTTCATGGTAAAAGCAGCTGCACTTCCAGCATCTAACATTACTCCAGTTGAAATTCCCTTTAGAGGAAGAACATTAAAGGTTGCTGGAGAAAGAACTTTTGATACTTGGACTATTACCGTTCTTAATGATGTTGATTTTAAAATTAGAACATCATTTGAGCAATGGATGAATGGCATAAGCAGAATTGCTGATGCTAGTGGTGTAACAAATCCTACAGATTATCAAAGAACGGCAACAGTCAGTCAATTAAATAGAGCAGGTGAATCTGTTAGACAGTACAAGTTTGCTGGAATATTTCCAACAAACATTTCTCAAATTGATCTTTCTATGGATTCGACAGATACTATTGAAGAGTATACTGTAGAATTCCAAGTACAATATTGGGAAGCTTTAGATGGTGGTACAGATCGCCCAGCAATTGTCTAATAAATAGATATAATAAGTTTAATTTAAATTTTATACTATGGCAAGACTCTTTGGTTTTTCTATTGAAGATCCTGATAATAAAAAATCTAAAATTGTCTCCCCCGTTCCTCAAAATAATGAGGACGGGGTTGATAATTATGTTGCTAGTGGATTTTATGGTCAATATTTAGATATTGAAGGTGTTTTTAGAACTGAAAATGATCTGATTAGACGATATAGAGAAATGGCATTACACCCAGAATGTGATAATGCTATTGAAGATGTTGTAAATGAAGCAATTGTTAGTGATTTATATGATTCTCCAGTTGAAATAGAATTATCAAATTTAAACGTAAGTGATAAAGTTAAAGAAAAAATAAGAGAAGAGTTTAAATATATTAAAGAACTCATGGACTTTGATAAAAAGTGCCATGAAATTTTTAGAAATTGGTACGTTGATGGAAAACTTTATTATTTGAAGATAATTGATCCAAAAAATGCATCTGATGGAATAAAGGAAATCAGATATGTTGATCCAATGAAGATGCGTCATATTAGGCAGGAAAAAAAGAAGGGAGATTCAAGAATTCCCATGTCTGCCGAAATGATAAATCCGATGAATGGTAAGGGTGATGATAGGATAGTTTATTCTCCAGAAATTGAGGAGTACTACGTATACACACCAATTCCAAATTATCCAACTGGTATGATTACTAGTTCTGGAACACAAAAAGGAGTTAAAATTGCAAAGGATTCAGTTACTTATTGCACATCAGGATTAGTTGATAGAAATAAAGGAACTGTTCTATCATATCTTCATAAGGCAATTAAAGCACTCAATCAACTCAGAATGATTGAGGATTCTCTAGTAATTTACAGACTTTCAAGAGCACCAGAGCGCAGAATTTTCTATATTGATGTTGGCAATCTACCAAAGGTAAAGGCGGAACAATATCTTCGCGATGTTATGAATCGTTACAGAAATAAAATGGTTTACGATTCAAATAATGGAGAAATTCGTGATGATCGCAAATTCATGAGTATGCTTGAAGACTTCTGGCTTCCTCGTCGTGAAGGTGGTAGAGGAACAGAAATCACAACCTTACCTGGCGGTCAAAATCTTGGAGAACTTGCAGATATTGAATATTTCCAGAAAAAACTTTATAGAGCACTTGGAGTTCCAGAATCTAGAATTGCTTCTGATGGTGGATTTAATCTTGGCAGGTCATCCGAAATTCTTCGTGACGAATTAAAATTTACAAAATTTGTTGGGAGACTTAGAAAAAGATTTGCACACATGTTTACGGACATGTTGAAAACGCAATTAATTCTTAAGAATATTGTTTCTGTAGAGGACTGGGAAAAAATTTCTGATCACATTCAATATGATTTTGTCTATGATAATCAATTTTCAGAATTAAAAGAATCCGAATTGATGACTGAAAGATTGAATCTTTTAGCACTTATGGAACCTTATATTGGAAAATATTTTTCTGCCAAATATGTAAGAACAAGAATTCTTCGCCAAACTGATGGGGAAATAGTAGAAATAGATAAACAAATTGATAAAGAAATAAAAGATGGTACTATCCCAGATCCAAATTCAATAGATCCAATTACTGGAGAACCTTTACCAATTGGCGGAGATCCTGGATTGATGGGTGAAGTTCCTAAAGAACCAGATATTGATAAACAAGCAAAAGTTACAGATGCTCAGTCTCAAAAAGACGCCAAAAAAGCACAAATATAAATAATTGATATAAATAAACTAAATTTGTATGGACAAAATTATAGATTTGATTGCAATTGATTCTAGTGCTTCTGATATATCGGATTTGATTAAAGATTCTCTTTTTACAAAAGCGGCAGAAAAAATTAACGCAATTCGACCAGACGTTGCTAACTCCTTGTTTAATATGAATAATCCAGGAGAAGATGAATAATGTTAACTAAAATAATTTCTACAGAAGTAAATACTGCAACCAGTGCTGGTGCAGCAACTAGTATATCTTCAGCAACTTGCGTTAGATTATACAATAGCACTTCTGGAATATGTACTGTTGGCATTAGCACTTCAGTTGGTGCAGCAACTACAAATTATTTTGCTATGCCTGCAGGATCTGTAGAATTTTTAGCAAAATTACCAACCGATGTAATTTGGACATCAGTTGCAATTAAAGCAAATCAAGTAGGATTTACAAACTAGAAAAATGAAACTTATCACAGAAGAAGTATCACAAGTAAAATTTATTACTGAGGGCAAAGGAACTCAGAAAAAAATGTATATTGAAGGTATTTTCCTTCAGGGTGATATTTGCAATCG